GTTTTGAACTGGTACATTGAGTGGGCTCGTCAAGAGGTTGAAAAGATTGAACGAGAGCAAAACGAACCCAAAGCAACTGTGGTCTATTACTTACACTACGAAGATGAGCGTGAAATGCAATCAGCGTGGAGTAAAAGACAAGATTTCGTTTGTTGCGTGTGGGCTCGAACTCACAGAGAGGCAATTGAAAAGACCAAGAGAATTGCGGGCGGCAAGCACATCAAGATCATGGGTCTCGCCAATGGAAAACCCGAGTGGGTCAATGAAACTAAACACCTTTAATTACGTATAATCTATATGGAAAACAAATCAATTGCACTAGAAGCTCACGAGCTTATTAATAATCGTTCAGAAGAAAAAGATCGTATGTATGGCCCCTTCTCTGAAGGTATGGATCGTGCAGCGATGGTCTTCAACGGTATGACAGGTTTAAATGTTACCGGTCGTGAAATGTACATGGCTCTAATCGCTCTTAAGTTTTCACGTGAAAGCTACAATCACAAGCGCGATAATCTCTTAGATGCGGTTGGTTATATTCAAGGTTTAGAAAACTACATCAACGAGAAGAATGAGTACCCAACTACTGAGTAAAGGAACCCAAGTCCACCATCCAAAATTTGGACGTGGATTTATCAAGGATTTCTACGAGTTTTATAACGTTATATTCGTTGATGTGGTATTTGAAAATCACGGAAATGAACCAGTCTATGTTAACTTAGACGACTTAAAAACGGAGTAATGAAAAGAATTATCGAACATTTTGAATCTAAAAGGTTAGGTCACAAACTACACCAACTTCAAAAGCGCTACAATCGAGCCATCGAAAACGGTTACACTGAAAAGGCTGAAGCGTATAAACGAAGAATAAATTCAATGGTCGAAAAACTATCACATATCAAAGGACATGGAAGCTAACTTCACAATCAAAAAGAACGGTCAAGAATTTATGACCGCAGACAAATTAAACTGGATTTCTTACACGGCTAAAGACAAAGTTGGTAAGAGAATTGAAACCAATCCAGCCCTAAATTACGCAATGGCGCTCGAACTCGAGGTTGCAGATATTAATTCATTAGATCTAGCAAACTTGAAAAAAACACAGGTAAAAAACTCAGCTGCATATACAAGCCCATTGATTACAAGTGTGGTTGAAAACTCAAGAGAGTATGTCAAATTCGAGTGCGGAGAAGACGTGTTTGAAGTATTGATCAAAATCAATACCACTCCAAAGCCTCGTACATCACCTGTAGGCCCTGCAATGTAATGGCTAGAATGCCTAAACTTGATGAGTTTCACTATCATGAAATGACAGATCGATTGAGCGTCATTATGATGGTGATTGAAAACAATTTGACTCAGCATCCAGTTGCTAAGTTGAATAAAGACATTCAAACGCTAATTGACGAGGCTAACGACAAACTAGCCGAAGCGTATCAAATAGCTGGAAATCTTGAAATAAAACATGAAAATGATTAAAGATATTTTTAGAAGAATACAACGTGTCATCGACTTTCTACCCATGATTTGGAAGGGTTATGACTTTGATTTCCGTTACTCAGTAGAATTATTCAAGCACCAACTTGAACGTCAGGCCAAGTTCTTTGAATCTTCTAAATCTTATCGTCGTGATTCTCTTCATCAAGCTTCTAGAATTAGAACTGTCATCAAACTAATGGACATTGTATATGATGAAAAGTATCATGACGAAATGACAGTCATGATGGAAAAGATATACGGCGAGCAAAAGTTTGAGTTTATTGAAAACAAAGCAACTGGCATGTATTCTCTTGACATCAGATGGGAAAAGGCAGTTGATGATCAACACAACGAAGAGATCATGCAAATTTGGTCAGAGCAGATGAAAATAACTGCACATAAAACCAAACGAGCCCATGACATCATGTGGAGAATGATTGAACATAACATAAGATACTGGTGGGATTAAACAAATCCCACTTCGTGTATAAAATAACTAAACGTTTCTTAAAATGAAGATAGCACTAGTATTAGCTAAAGGAGTAGAAGGATGTGGATTGACTCGCCACACCATTGAATTTTACAACTGGTTGATTAAAGAAGGTCACGAAGCAACCATTTACGCAGCAACAGAAAAGATGTGGCCTCGTCACAAGTCAACTGACATTATTGCCACTAACTTTAAGCGCAAAGACATTCCTAAGGTCGCTAAAGAATTGAACGAATGTGATGTGGTCTATTACACTTCATTCCCTCACAAATCAGTAGGTGATGAATTTAACGAAGACTTTATCGAACATTGTGTATATGGTCTAACCAAACCAGTAAAGGTTGGTAACTGTCTTGACCACAACATGGCGAATCTTAATAAGAACCATCGCTATTGGGAGATCATGAGTCAAATGGATGCAATGTTCAATTACTCGTTGACATCTAACTTCGCAAACAAAATGCGTGAGCACGCTCCAAACACTCCATTGATTGAGATGAATCTCAATCCTTACGATTACGATGCTTGGAAGCCTGTTTGGAAATCAGCTGAAGAGCAGACTCGAAGAATCACTTACTTTGGTCGTTTCGCTGGATTTAAGGATCCATTCAGAATGTTTGATTTGATGAACCTTTTGAAAAATGAAGACGTGGTAACTGAAGCTCGAGGCGTTGAACGTTCTATTGGTGCCCTACCAATGTTCTTGAACGATGATCGCACTCCACGTCAAGATGTATTTGAAGTCCATGACACGAAGAATCCAGTCACATATCCTCAACTCACTGATAAGGTCTACATTTACGGTCCTTATAATCTAGCTGAAGGTATGGGTGAGTTGTCAAACTCAATGTTCGGTGCAGAATTCTTTAACCTACCCGAACGCCTTTATGGCTCAATGATTGAGTATGCAATGTGCGAGGTAATTGCAGCAGGTACCATTCCTTTGTTTGATAAACACTGGGGAGATCACGTTATTCACCGTACCGAAGGAGTTCCTTTTAGTCAACTAAAAGATTTTGCAATCTTCGTTGATAAGAATAACGTTGAAGCTTCAATTCCTCAGATTCTAGAATTGGCAGCTGATCACAAGCGTCGAGATGAATTCAGACAGAATTCATTCCGTCTAGCTAAATTACACAATGCACCTGAAGTTGTTAACACTGATTTGTTCAATGCTATCGCAAGTGTTAATAAAAGACAAACAGAAAAGCCAATTACTTTACAAACAAATTCACTTTTCTAAGTACAAGATATATGGCAAACACAGATAATAAATGCTCAGACCTTAACGTAGAAGATTTCTACACAGGCGTTGAAGACACCTTTGGTCTAATCTACAACAAGCAAAAAGAATTACAAGCTCGCCTTGGATTTGACTTCACGGGTTGGACCCTTAAGCAGATTGCAGACTTTTGGATGGTCAACAAGCACGCTCTAAGTGATGAACTAAACGAAATGTTCGATTCACTAGGAGGTGTTAACGATGGAATTGGTTCAGCTGCATGGAAGTACTGGAAGAAGGATAATGCTAAGGCAGCTGATATGAAAGTTGAAGATCTTAGTGAAGCAGATCGATTGGAACTCTACTATGAGTGGGTTGATGGCTTGCACTTCTTCATGAATTTCGCAATTTCAATCGGTATGACTTCAAAAGATGTAGTCAACCTTTACATGGCCAAGAACGCAGAGAATCACGACCGTCAAAACCGAGGATACTAATGTTATTAGACGTAGAACAAAGAGACAAAGAAGTCATTATTTCATATTACGACAAGGAAGGCAAGGTTAATTTCAAGCGCTACCCTGTTGAGCAATTTAAGAACTGGTACATCACCGATCCAATGGATCGTTATAAGCATGAGACCTTGACGAATTGGGACGGTCGTCCTATCAAGTTGGGTCCTGCTCGCCAGTTCAATAAGTTCTCTTTGATCTATTACTTAGACAATTTACCCGAACGAGACAAAGAAGAAATCTTTGCATACAATCTTCCTCGTACATACTTTGTCGATATTGAAACTGAGATCGTAGATGGTTTCCCTAAAGCTGAAGAAGCCAAATCACGAATCCTAACATTCTCAATCATTACGCCAGAACGTAAGGCCATTGTTCTTGGATTAGAAGAACTTTCTCTTGAAAAAGTTAAGAAGATCGAAGCTGACACTAATGAATACTTCAAACAATTCGATCAGGATTGGACCTTTGAATACCGTCAGTTTAAGAATGAACATGACATGGTGGCAACATTCATTTATCGGTTCTTACCTAAGTTTCCGATGATGACAGGCTGGAACTTTATCAACTATGACTGGCAATATATCGTTAACCGATGTAAGCGTCTCCAGATTGACATCAAAGAAGCCTCGATGACTCAATCACTTGATAAGAATGATTCTAGACCACTGCACATCGGCATCTTAGATTACATGCAATTGTATGATAAGTACGATCGCACGGTCAAGGTAAAAGAATCTAATGCGTTGGATTATGTATCTGGTCAAGTACTGAAGACAAATAAGATCAAGTATAATGGATCCTTACAGGACCTTTACGAGAATGATTTTACAAAATACGTATTCTATAACGTAGTTGACTCATGTCTAGTCTATTATATAGATCAACAACTTAAGTCAATGGAAGTTCTATTAACCCTGGCTTCAATCACCAAGATGCCTCTCTATAAAGCTGCATCACCAGTTGCTGTAACGGAAGCTCTGATTGCACGTAAGATGTCAGCCCTTAATAAGAGAATTGGATCAGAACAAAGAGATGAAGGTTCAAAGGATGGCCAATATGCTGGTGCTTATGTTAAAGAACCGGTTGTTGGTTTCTATCAAGGTGTATCTGCATTTGACTTTGCTTCACTGTACCCCTCAATCATGCGACAGTTTAACATCTCACCTGACTCATATAAAGAAATCATTCCAAAGTCTGAGATTCCTGAAAGACGAAAGAATGAAGATGAAATCGTCTGTGTTAACGGAGTTGTGTACGATAAGAAAGATTCAATATTGAAGCAAATTCTTTCAGATCTTTACACACAGCGTAAAGAATATAAGGCAAAATCTTACGAGTATTTCACTAAAGCTGAAGAAGCTAAAAAAGTACTAAAAGGATTTTAATCAGTTATTATATTTAGAGCCCCTCGTAACAGCCATGATATATACAATGTATCGTAAAGTTACACCCCGGGTCCGTCAATTCTAATGAATTAAGGACCCATTGTCGTCTAATAGCAATAGTAAAAAAATACGTTTTTTAAAAAATGTCAAAATCTCAATTATTTAAAGAAAGAATAGAATTTAAGCCCTTTGAATATCCAATTTATTACACAGAGGGATGGCTAAAACAAGCACAGGCCTTTTGGCTTCATACGGAGATTTCGATGCAAGGCGACGTGAAAGATTGGAATGAAAATCTTTCAGCATCTGAAAAGAATTTGGTCGGTAACATTTTATTGGGGTTTGCACAGACTGAATGTGCAGTTTCTGATTATTGGACCGGCATGGTAACTAATTGGTTCCCTAAACATGAAATTAAGCAAATGGCAATGATGTTTGGTTCGCAAGAAACCATCCATGCAACAGCGTATTCATATCTAAACGAAACATTAGGCCTTGAGGATTTTAAGGCATTCTTACATGAGCCTTCAACAGCTGCACGTTTTGAGTTCTTGATGGGTACTACAGCGGATTACACCCATGAAGATTTGGCTAGGTCAGCGGAAGCTCGAAAGGACGTTGCTCGTTCATTGGCTATTTTCTCAGCCTTCGCTGAAGGAGTAGCTCTATATTCTTCATTTGCGGTTCTATACTCGTTTCAAATGAGAAACCTTTTAAAGGGCATTGGTCAGCAAATGAAATGGTCAGTTAGAGATGAATCTCTTCACTCAAAAATGGGATGTCAATTGTTTCGTCAAATGTGTGAAGAGTATCCAGACCTAAGAAATGCAGTGCAATCACAGGTTGAAGAAGCTGCACAGCTTATGGTTGAAATGGAAATGAATTACATCGATAAGATTTTTGAAGCTGGCGATCTAGAAAATCTAAATGCATCAGACTTAAAAGAGTTCATCAAGAAAAGAGCCAATGAAAAACTAAATGAACTTGGTTATGAATCTATCTTTAAGTTTGATGAATCAGCAGCCGCAGAACTTGATTGGTTCTATCACTTAACAGGTGGACATACACATACAGACTTCTTTGCAGTACGTCCTACAGATTACTCAAAGGCTGGTGAAGATGAAAACTGGGATGAAGACGATTTGTTTTCTTAAACAGATTTGAATCTAACGGTATAAAGTACATAAGAATTATAGAATGGAAGAAATTAATCATGGTGAATTTCTAGGATGGGAAGTTGGAGTTGACTTTCCAATATGGGCCAACACTGAAGTTTACGTTAAAACAGTATCTAAAGGTTATCTTTTAGAAGGTGAAACACCAAAGGATGCATATTGGAGAGTTGCTACCACTGTAGCAAAGAGATTACGTAAGCCTGATTTGGCTAGTAAATTCTTTGATTACATGTGGAAGGGTTGGTTGAACCTAGCAACTCCAGTTTTCTCAAACACTGGAACAGAAAGAGGCCTACCAATTTCATGTTTTGGTATTGATGTAGGCGATTCAATTCAAGAGATTGGTAACA